GTTGCTTCAAATGTTACAATACCACCATCAGCATTTGTTTCATTCATTTTATATAAAAATTCATTTGAATCCCATTCTACAAACTGATCTGAATTAGCAAAGAATAAAGGTGCATCCGAATCTATATATTCTTTAGCTAATAGTGCTGTACAGGCAGCTCCTTCTGTCATACCTTCAGTTTCTACAATTTTACATCCTGGGGTAATTAATGATAATAAAGCATCTAAATTGTATTTTTCTCTATGTGATTTTTGAACTACATAAATAAAGTTTGCTTTTATATTTAAGTTTTCTACTACCACTTGTATCATTGGTTTTTTTCTTACCTCAATAAGTGGTTTAGGAAATGTATAACCCGCTGCTTCAAAACGTGAACCAGCACCTGCCATTGGTATTAATACATTTAATTTATCATCTCTCCAAGCAGGAATTGATTGTTTATTTCCCATTTTTATTTGTTTTAATTTATTATTAATATTGTTATAAGTTACTTCTTTAGGGTTTTTAACTCGTAAAATGTACGACTTACTTCTTGCTGCTGCAAGTAAACCATAAGGAGAATCTTCAACAATTAAAGTTTCTTCAGGTAAACGTTTCATTTTAGATATAGCTTTCCAGTACATTTCAGGATGAGGTTTACTATTTTCTACATCTTCATTTGATACAACTAAATCCATATATTCCATAATACCCAATTTAGATAATACAGTAAGTACGGTTTTTCTAATTGAATTAGATGCTACTGCTATTTGGTAGCCATCATCAACTAATTTAGACATTAATATTTGTAATTCATTACTTGGTTTTAAATTACTTAACATTTGTAAAGTATATTTTTGTTTTAATTCCCAAATATGTTGATGCTCATCTACAGGCAAATCTTTTTCTTTACTTAACATATCTAATTTTTGATATGTTTTTAAACCATCATATGTAGATAAGTGCTCATTCCAACTAATAGCGTACTTACCCAATGCTTTATTTAAAGCATCAAAATGAATATTTTTAGCTTCTACAAGCACTCCATCAAGATCAAAAATAATTAATTTTACCATTCGTATACTGTTGTGTCTTTATACCAATCTACTAAATTTACTCCACGTTTCAACCAATTTACTTTAACATCTTCATCTAAACAATCTTTTAAGAAAAAACTCATACCATTATCAACCATAGTTTGATAATTTAATTTAAATTCTATACCTTTATTAGCCATATAATTCCAAGCAATTAATGCTTCAGGTGGAATAGATAGTAATTCATCTATTTGAAAATCAAACATTATTTTTAATTCATCTACATTTCCATAAATTACATTATCAGCTGGATAATCATGGCTAGTATGGAGATAAACCAAATCATAAACTATATCTCCTCTAACTCCTTCTTTACATGTTGCCATAAAAGATAATTGTTTACCTTTTAATTTAGGTAATAATTTATCTAAGTTAGTAACAATAGTATCACTTCTAACTTTAAGTATTTCATCAACATTATGAGCCATAAGACCTTCATAAGTAGATCTAATCTGCATATTAACATTCATGTAACCTGGAAATTTAGGGGGTTCAACTAAAATAACCTTAATACCTTTAGATTTAATATAATCTAATCTAACTACAGATTCATTATTCCAAGTTGACCATACAACATTATCAAATTGAGAATAGTGATCAGTTAATTCTTTATAAAATTCAGTTGGTCCCTGAATTAAAATACCTTGTTTCATATTAATATAAATTATACAATTTCATTATTCCTTCTTCCAATGAAGTTCTAGGTTTCCAATATTTTAAAATAAAATCATCAGGTGCATTCATTGCATTTTGTTGTGTTTGATCCTTTCTTTCTGATGGATTAATTTTACAACTTGATAATACATCTATTATATTTGCAACTTCTTTTATAGTTGACCATTTAAAATTAGTTATATGTAAATTTTCTGTTCTAGGAATTGTTGGGTATTGAAGAGATAATTTATATAAACATTCACAAGCATCATCCGCATATAAAAACTGTCTTGATTCTTCTCCATCAGTTCTCATATTAATTTCACCTTCATATTTAGCCATTTTTATAAAATCTGTTATAACATGAGACTTTTCTTCATCAGTTTCATACCCATACACATTCCAAAATCTTACTACTAAACCACCTAGACTTTTAGTTAATCTCTCTCCTAAAGATTTTAATACACCGTATGTAGAATAAGACATTTCAGACATTTGAGATGAGGCAAACATAAATGGTAAATTATATTTTGATAATAATTCAAATGTATTAGTCATTATTTTCATATTATTAATCATAAAATCATAACTGTCCTGATATCTTTCTAGGTATTTAGCTCCACCAACATCAAAAGCTAAAAAATAAACCATATCAGAATGTTCCATATAAGATTCTAATAATGGGTTATTTGATTCTCTTAAATCCTGATAATCTTCATTTAAAACATCAAATTCTAAAACATCTTCACCTTGACTTCTTAAATAATGAGTTAAATGAGCTCCTATTTGTCCACTAGAACCTAATACTAGATGTCTCATAATATTTTTTTAGTTTGTAACATTTTTATCCCTTTATCTAAAAACTGTTGCATATTTGATTCAAATACTTTTCTTTGATTTGGTTGATCTTTAAAAACCATTAAATCTTTATATATCTGAGTATAACCCTCATCTATTAAGGGGCCATTAGGATAATCAAATATAGTTTGACCACGCAAAACATATTGATTAAAGTCTACACCTTTAGTTTTTACATAATCTGTTAACATTAAAGAATACCAATCATGTGGACCATATCCTTTCCAATCATCATGAATAGGACATAAATTTTCATAAAATTCTTTATTATATAAATCAAACCACCCTGCCCATTTAGATTTATAAGTTTGATCTAATGTAATATCTCTTTGTTGAAGTTTATTTTTAGCTCTAATATCAAACACATCTACTTTATTCCAATCTTCATACGGAACGTCTAAATAATCTTTATCAGTAATTTCATCCCATGTTTGATCCCATAATTTATGAATCTCTGGGGTAATGACAAAATATTTATTTTTAATTTGCTTAGAACTTGCAATCATTGAAGCAAGTAACTGTTCACCAAAGTACATATCAGGACAAATATGAATATAAAAATCAACTTCAGATGAAATAGCTTCTCGTTGATGGTCTAAATGTCCATACAATTCATCCCCTTCATATATTTGAGCAGTAACTTTATAATCTTTTAATAATTTTAGGTATTGATTAAATCTACTTTTTAATAAATCTTTTGATAACTTACTTTTTTCCCAATCAAATATATATGAAGATAAATTTAATACAGGATTAATTTCAATATTATCCTCTCCTGAAAGATAATATTTTGATTTTTTTAATTGGGTAAAGGTTTGCAGACAATAGTCTAATTCCCAACCCATAGCATGGTAAGTAATTTTATAATTCATTATATAACTCTTTTATACCTTTTTCTAGTCCAATAAAATTTAAATTTGGATCTAAACTTGAAATATTTTTAACAGCACTTCCCAAATAAGATTTATCTCTATTTCCAGATTGTATTTGTATTTGATTTAAACCAGGAAATAATTCCGCTATATTTGATAGTTTGTTTTTAGTAGGATATACTAGATCTAATTCTAAGGGAAGTAATTCTTTTTTAGCCGTTAAATAATGTTTTACAACTAAAATTAAATCTTTTATATAAATAAAATCAAAATATCTATCTTGATGAATTTCTATGGGCTCTTTATTTTTAGCTTTTAAAATATTACTTTTAAAAAATCTATCAGGTTCTTCATCTATTCCAAACACACCAAAAATCCTAAGATTATAATCTGTAGAATTATTTTTAACTAATCTACTAATTATATTTTTAGATAAACCATAACAGTCTAATGGGAAATAATTATTTACATCATTATCACCTGTAATGTCTTTAGATCTATCAAATTCTGCTCCTGTAGAAAAATTAATTAATTTATTATATCTATCTCTATTTCTCATTAAATTAAAAAACATAGATAAATTTTTATAAGTAATATCTAAAGAATCTTCTTTTATTCTTTTACCTCCCTTAATAGCACAGTGTATTACCCAATCAAAATATTTAGTTCTAAAATAATTATCAACTGATTCCGAATTGGTTAAATCTAATTCTTTACTATTAGGAAAAAAAACTTCATGATCTTCTTTAAGAGATTTTATTAAGTTTCTACCTACAAAACCATTACCACCTGTGATTAATATTTTCATTATTTTGTTTTACAAAAATCAGCAAATTCAACTAATATAGTACTTACCCCATCTTCTCTATTTAATGCTTTTTTATATGCTGGAACTATATCTTCAGGTTCAAATAATTGTACTATTTCTATATTATTAGTCATCTGTTTAAATGCAGTTGAAAAATTACCCTTATGTTGACATTGTGGATCAACAGGATATTCACTACCTACAGCTACTCTAATAATAACTTTTGGTGTACATTCACCTTCTGACATTGAAGAAAATTTATCCAAGTGATTTACAATTTGATCAACCCCCATTAATAAAAAATTCCATCTAGGAAAAGTAGATACGGGTATCATTCCTTCAATAGCCATACCATTAGCTAAACCACATTGAAAATATTCTGCCACAGGCAATTCTAATCTTTTTTCTTTTGGTATATGTTTTAAACTATCATACAGACCTGTTCCTTCATATTCCACAGCTTGACCTATAAAATGTGTTTTTGGGTTATCAGCTAATAAACTCATAGCCTTTACTATTTCATCTATATATTTCATCTAAAATTGTACTCGTTGCCCGGCACCTGCGTGTGGGTATTTTTGGTTATCATATTGATAATAATATAAGTGAGGTAATTTTAATATCCCACCTGTATATTCGTTATTTTCTAAAAAATAGGGTAAATTTCTCCCCCATATTTTATCTGTAGGTGTGCATACAGATTTTCTATTATCTTCAATTACAAAAGTGATAGGTAAATTATGATTTAAACTATACTTATACGCTTCATGAAAAGCACCTGTTTCAGCACTCATATCACCTACCCAACACCATACTCTATTATCTGTATTTTTTATTTTAATTGCTAAAGCAATACCAGTAGCTATAGAAGGTATACCTCCTACAATTGAACTACATATAAATTTATATTTGGGAAGATTCATTACCATAGACTTACCAGATAATATTTTTGATCTTAGTAATTCTGGGGGTATTCCTTTAAGTAAACCTTGATAATGGTTTCTCCAAGTACAACATATCCAATCATTTTTTATATCAATATCTTTAAAAACATCAATAACATGGTCCTCATTACCCGAGTATAGATGAACAGGAGCTTTAATTTTCCCTTCATTAAAAAGATCTCCTATTTCTTTTTCAAATGCTATTAAATAATTTTTGCTTACCATATAAAGTTATTTTTATAATAGTTAACAATTTTCCATAATTCTTCTTCAAAATTCTTTTGAGGTTCCCAACCTAAATTTCTTAATTTATCATCATTTAAAGCATATCTTACATCTTGCCCTTGTCTAGAATAAGAAAAGTCTAAATATTGGTTTTTATCTAATCTGTATTCTGGGATATTATATATTCTTTCTTCATCATAAAAATATGTGTCTAGTATTTTTTCAATTGTTGTTAAGTTTGATTGCTCATAACCCCCACATATATTATAAATTTCATTCTTTTGGCTAGTTTCAATAATGTTAATTACAGCTTCTGCTGTATCGGCGGCATGTAACCAATTACGTATTGGATCTCCATTATTATGTAATGGTATTCTTTTATTTAATTCTAGATATTTTATTGATTTAGGAATAAGTTTTTCAACATATTGGCCTATACCATAATTGTTAGTTGGTCTTATTATTACATATTCTATATTATATGTTCTTGCCCAAGCTAAAATTAATTGGTCAGCAGCTGCTTTTGTTGCTGAATAAGGATTTGAGGGTTTTAGAATATCGGTTTCTAAATGTTCTCCTTCTGTTATATCACCATAAACTTCATCTGTTGAAAAATGAAAAAATAAAGGACTAGCTTTACCTTCAGCTCTATAATTTCTAATTAATTCTAATAAATTATGAACTCCATTTATATTTGAATGAACAAAATCTTCACTTTTAACTATTGAATTACCAACATGAGTTTCGGCAGCAGTATTAATAACATAATCACATTCATATAAAAATTCTAAATCATTAATATCAACTTGTTCAAAAGTAAATCTTTTATTTTTTTCAAATTCTTTTAATAATTGAGGGTTAGATGCATAAGTAATTTTATCTATACCTCTTACATACCAACCTTGTTCTAAACATGCTCTAGTTACATAAGAACCTATAAAACCTAGGCAACCTGTTATATAAACTATTTTATTTTCTCTTTGCATCAAAAAATTCTTTAATTTTATTACAAACGTAATCAACGTCATCTAACCCCATTCCATGGTGAGCTCCTAGTAAAAAACCATTTTTCATTACTATATCTGCTACTTCAAAATCTTGTAAATATTCTCTATAAATTGGGTGGCGAGTAACATTACCCGCAAATGTAACTCTTGTTTGAATATTACTATCTTCTAAAAAACGTAATAATTCTAGTCTATTTTCAGTTTGTAATGGTATAGCTAACCAATTTGGCTTAATACTATCATCAGGTAAAACTAATTCTTTTACATCTTTTAAATTTTCTAAATAACGTTCTATATTAGCACGTCTTATATCTTTAAATGATTGAAATCTTTCTAATTGAACTAATCCAAAAGCAGCGTTAGCTTCAGCACATTTCATATTATATCCTAAAACACCATATAAAAATTTATAATCATAAGGTAAACCATCAACATTATGTGTAAATCTTTCATCCATGTTTTCACTATTATCTCCAATTCTTCCCCAATCACGAAACATTAATGCTCTTTTTTTATGTTCTTCATTATTAAACATTACCATACCACCCATTCCACCAGCAGTTATAACATGAGAAGCATAAAAACTAGTTGTTGAAACATCCGAACATTCTGTATATGTAATAGTATCCGCTGAATCTTCTATTATTGGTATATGTTCCATACCCATTCTCATTAATTCATTTCTTAATGTATCAAAATCGGGTTTATTACCTATTAAGTTAGGTATCATTATAGCTCTAGTTTTATTAGTAATCGCATCACAAATAGATTGAACACTAGGCACATAAGTTGTTAATTCTGAATCAATAAATTTAGGAACATAACCTAACTGTATAATAGGAGCTAATGTTGTAGAAAAAGTTAAAGCAGGAGTAATTACTTCTGAACCTTTTTCTAAATCTAAAGAAGCTAAAGCTAATAAACATGCTGATGAACCCGAATTAACGAACACACCATATTTTTTACCAAATTCTTTAGCTATTTTCTGTTCAAATTCAGTAGTACGAGGACCAAATCCAGCTAACCACCCATCTCTAAGTGATTCTTCTACTGCTTTTATTTCTGCATCCCCATATGATTCAAATTTATAAGGAGCATACCATACTTTTTTTCTATTACTCATGTTGTTATTATTAATTGTGTTGTATCAGAAGCTTTAGCTTTTAAAAATTTGTAATTTGCATTTTTATTTAAAAAATTTACTTCTAATAATTCTAAATCATACGACATTTCTACAAATTCTAAATCATCTATTATAACTGTATGGTTATCTATTTCATGATTTAATATATGTTCTATTTCGTGTTTAATTGGACTTTCATACCCATTGCGATGAGCATCTAACCAAAATAAAGCTGGTCTATTAACTTTTTGGAGTAGTTCGGGCATCATAATAGATGAATCTCCTTTATACAAATATAATTCGGGAGTTTCTGTTGGCCTTGGCCCCCATATATCTAAAGGCATAAATCTTTTATAGCTTTCATCAAAAAAATGAGGTTCAATTTCTACTGAAATAATTGTTTCAAATCCTAAATCAATAGCGTCTTGAACAGAATCACCCATATAAGTCCCTGTTTCAAAAAAAATCCTATGTGAAGGTTTTTTATGATCACTAAATAATTCTTTATACGGCCAATATCCCATTATGTTTAAAAATATTAGTTATTTCGTTGACTATATTCTGCTCGTAATCTACGAACTTTAAAGCACGATTCCAATTATCTTCAATAGCTTCTTTTTTATCCATATAAAAAGCTCTATTTAATTTATTAGATTGGTGTATAATATCATCAACATTGTTTACTTGTATTACTCCATCCAAATTAAAAAAGTCTCCTATATTAGAACAACCCCAATAAATTGGAATTGATCTTAATAAAAATAAATCTAATATTTTCTCTGTAAAATACCCTCTATGATTTGTGTTCTCAATTGCGACGGCAAACATGTTTTTTCCAAATACATCCATTTTGCCCTGTCTAGCATTATTAATATCGTGTCTATCTCCATACGTGTGATAAAAATTTGTTTCTACTTTATTTATTTCTTTTTCTCTAGCTAATAATTCATGTCTTAAACTATGACCATAAGTTTTATTTAATTTTCCTGCTAGATGTGAAATTTTAAATTCTTTATGTGTTTTTAACTTATAATCATTGGGTTTAAACCAAGTATGCCCAAATGGTAAAAATGATGAATTATCTGTATTATTTAATACTTTATCATCCCAAGTTAATATAAATGAAAAATAATGACTGTTTTCAATAGCCCAATTATGTAATCCAAAATATTCATCTGGTTCCTGTAAAACTAAAACATTAATTTCTGATAGATCTTCTTGACTTGTGGGAATATCATCTACAAATAAAGTAAATTCAATATCTTTTAAATGTTCCATTTTTTTCTCAAAAACAGAAGCATCAAAATGTTTTATTTTTAGTTTCATAATATCTCTACCCAATAATTAATCATTTCATCAATCATTGTTTCAAATGTATAATCAGGTTTCCAACCTAATTTTCTCAATTTAGTTGAATCTCCTTTTAAATCCCTTAATTCTTCAGGACGTAAAAATTTTGGATCCGTTTTAATATACTGTTTCCAATCTAAATCTAATTTATTAAAAGTATATTCGACTAAATCCTTAACTGAATGTGATACACCAGTAGAACATACAAAATTATCAGGTTTATCTTGTTGTAACATTAACCACATTGCTTTAACATAATCTTTAGCATGCCCCCAATCACGAGTAGCATCTAAATTACCTAATGTTAAATCTTGTTTTATACCTTTTTTAATTTGTACAGCACCTTTTACTACTTTATTAGTTACAAAATTAGTCCCACGTCTAGGTGATTCATGATTAAAAAGTATCCCATTTGAAATAAATAAATTATATGAATTTTTATAATTATTACAAATATTATAAGAATATACTTTTGCACAACCATAAGGAGATACTGGTGATAAAGGTGTAGTTTCTCTCTGATATCCGTCTTTGTCAATATTATTACCAAACATTTCACTACTTGATGCTTGATACATTTTTATTTTAGGATCTGTTAATCTTATTGCCTCAAGTAAATTAAGCGTACCTATACCAGTAGCTTGTGCTGTGTATATTGGTTGATCGAATGAGATTCTAACGTGTGATTGCGCTGCTAAATTATAAATTTCGCATGGTTTACTTTGTTGTATAACTGATATTAATGAAGATAAATCGGTTAAATCTGCATATTGCAATTTACCTAATAATTGAGGGTAAATTTCATCTAATCTAGATGTTTGATTTTCAGCTACAGAATTACGTTTAATTGTACCCCATACTTCATATCCTTTTTCTAATAAAAATTCGGCTAAATATGACCCATCTTGACCATTAATTCCCGTTATTAATGCTGTTTTTTTCATTTATTGCTTGCTTTTCCTGCATTAATATAAATCCAATGTGGGTGATTATCACCTGGACCTGTTGGTCCTATAATATAATTAAAACTTGCAAAACCTGCTGCTTCTAATGATTTTTTTAATTGAATAGGATGGCTTACTTCAACATCAAAAGCTCTATTAGTACCAGGAGCATCATAAAAATTTTCATAATAATCTACTGATGATATTGCTGGTGATCCATATCCCATTTGAAAACAAAGCACACCCCCCTCATTTAATACTCTATAAAATTCACTAAAATAACTTTGTCTAATATCATGAACACATATATGTTGTAATGCTACAGTACTCATTACAATATTATATGAATTATCTGGTATAGCACTTAAAGAAATACCATCACAAGTATATAGATTTGAATTAGTAATTCCATTTTTATCAATATACTTTTTAGCATTTCTAATGTTATTTTCACTTATATCAACTCCATCAATTTGTTTAAATTTATCTTTATATTTAACAATATTTCTCCCAGGTCCACAAGCAAAATCTAAAACTTTACACTCATGTAATGGAAATCCTCCTAATCTACAAAATAAAAATTCATAATCCCACCAGGTATTATGTTGATCAAAACTACCTACTACATTATCAACCTCAACACCGTCCCCAGTTGCTGCTGCTTCTTCATAATAAAGTTTCTGCATTTTAGTATAAACATTATCAGGACTTGGAGGGTTTAATTTTGGATCATCTAAAATCATTTCTGCTGCAGCACCATCATCTCTTTTAATCTCAGCTAATTGATTAGACATTACTACCTTTCTACTTTTTTTCTTTGATTTTTTACGTCCTAGCTCTTTCATAATTTTCTATAAACCAATTAACTGTTTCTTTAATTCCTTGCTCAAATGAAGTATATTTAAAATTAGGCATTAATTCTTTAATTTTTGAATTATCTGATGGTTTTTTGTATTGCCCATCGGGTTTTGTAGAATCAAATATTACATTACCCTTAAAATTAAATTCTTGAACTAATAAATCAACTAAATCTTTAATACTAACTTCTTCATCTCCGCTTATTATTAATGGATCAGTACCTTCATAATTTTCTAAAACCCATTGAGATATTTTAGCTATATCTTTGGAATATATGAATTCTCTTAACGGTTTCCCACTACCCCATACAGTAAAGTCTGTATTGTTTTTCTTAGCTAAATATAACTTATGAATTAACATAGGCATTACATGACCATGATCTAAATTAAAGTTATCATTTGGACCATAAATGTTAGATGGAATTATTGATGTATAATTTAAACCATACTGTTCTCTATAAGCCCTAATTTGAACATCAGCCATTCTTTTAGCATAAGCATAAGGATAATTTGAACTATGAGGCTCACCTGTATGGATTTGGTCTATTGTTAATGGATAACTTACGTTATCAGGAAACACACAAGTAGATAAGTATGCTACTAAACGTTTTACACCTGATAATCTAGCTGCCTCTATTACATTGGTATTAATAAGTAAATTTTTATAAAAATATTCACCTTTAAAATTAGAGTTTCCTCCTATACCTCCTACTTTACCAGCACAGTGTATTATACCTTCTGGTTGTAGTTTTTTAAAGGTGTATTCAGTTCTTTCTCTATTGGTTAAATCGCAATCTTCTCTTGATAAATGAATATCTGCATCTATAGCACTACCTACCATTCCATGGCCACCTGTAACTAATATTTTCATATTGTTGAATAAAATAAATTTTGTTGTCTTTGTCTATCTATATTCTTTATGTGATATAAAGCATAAGAATCATCATCTGCTGGTAATTCAGCGTAGGTCTTCCATCCAACTATTTGCTCATGGACTTTGTTGACCCATTTTATTTCAGGTTTATTTCTAAATATTCTATGTTGATTATCGGGCCAATTTACCCAACCATGCTCATTTAATTGCCATCTCCATTCAAGAACATCTTTTTGTTCTAATCCTTCAACAATATTAACACGGGGTATAGCTATTAAATCAACTTCTTCATTTGATTCTAGAACTTCATGGATTACTCTACAAAAAGTTTCACTTAAAGTTTCATCTGCATCAATCTGGAATATCCAATCTTTAGTACAGTAGGATTTTAAATTATTTTTAAATGATCCAAAATCATTGTTTAATTCAAAAAAACATCTTTTTACAAGAAAATTTGATTTATTTTTATCAACAAAACCATCAACTAAAGATATTACCTCTATTGTTGCCTTACTATCCAATTGGATAATAATTTCATCTGTAGGTTTAACGATTTTAATTATTTGATTTAATAACCTATCTAATTCTTCATGCTCATTATAAGCAGTAATAGCAAAACTTATTCCCATAATTTAAGATTCAAAAAAACCAATATATTCTAAAGCATCCATAAAATCTTCTTGTTTAAAATTTTTCATAGTTTTCATATCAGTTTTATGTTTATAATAATCATCAGTTCCAGGAATTTTGAATTTTTCCTTTTCTTCTTCTTTTACATCTGTTACTTTAACTCCTGTCCATTCCCATGTTTTCCAATCTTTCCCATTAACAAAAACAGTTCCTTTATCTGGGATGTTAATTGAAGTAGGGTACCATACTCTTCCTAATTCATCTCCAACTTTAAGATCTTTATAAATTTCCGGAAGGGTTTCTTCATATTGTGAGAAATCAAATTCACCTTGAATCATTAAATCATTAGTTGTAAATCCACATCCAAAGCAAAAATAGTTTTTAACCTGTGGATTTAGTTCTGTGGTGTAACAAGCGTCACCACCACACTTCATACAAAGTTCTAAATTATCTTTAGTCATTTTTTTTAGGTAATGAGATTTTTTTAATATTAGGTAATTTAATTTCTACTTTTTTAGGAGCATTTTTATCAATTATTTCAATTAATTCTTCACTCATCTTTTCAAATGAAAAATTACTTTTACATCTAAATCCTAATTGTTTACCTTTTACTTCGTATCCCTTATAGCTATTAAAATAATCTTTTAATAATAATTGGGTAAACTTAGTATCTGGAGAAAACCATTTACTTTCTTTTATAATTAACCCTTCTTGAACAGCTGAAGCATCTACTTGTTTTAATTCACCAGGAATAAGACTAGCAAATTCAGCATCAAGAAAATCAATATGACCACTCCAATTAGGAGCTATTACTGGTTTTTTACTTTGGGTAAATTCTAATAATGGTCTTCCAAATCCTTCACCTTTAGTTAAACTAATCATAGCTTTAATCTTTGGATGATTATATAAATCATTCATATCACTATCTTCAATTTCACCATGGAGTAAATAAATGCTAGGTAATTTTCCTTTTACAGTTTTTCTAATAGCATCAATTCTCTTTAACATTTCTTCTTTATCCATTATACACGCTGGACCACTCATAGTTTTTAAAACTAAAGCAGGAGCCTTGGATTTATTTGTAAATGTTTCAAAAAATGTCTGAATTAATAAACCTACATTTTTTCTATCTTGTCCTATAGCACCTTGTAGCCAATGACCAACAAATAAAAAGCTAAATTGTTCTTTAATTTCATCTAAACTTTTTACTAATTCAGTTCTTTTTAAATCTTTTGGAGGAATGTGAAAGTATTTATTTATATCTACTCCTTCAAATAATACCTCTACTGGTGTTTCAAGTTTTACTGCACCTGCGGCATTACCTGCTTTATCTTTTTTATCATAGACAGTTTTTTCAAATACACCTTTTGTATGATTAGAAGAAGCTAAAACTAAATCCATTCTATTACATCCTTCTATGAACTGAGGTGTACAAATATCAGTTTCAATACCAGCTGTAATTCCAATATTAAATTTACCAACTTTTTGAAACTCATTTGGAACAGTAATTTGAATCCAAACATCTGGTGCCCTTTGTAATGGTGGTTTTATTTCAGTATTTAATAACTTTTGATCTTCAGAATTATCTTTATTTAAAAATCCAAAGGGAGTAGTACCCCATCTTTGGAATAAACATTTTACTTCATATTTTTCAGAATTTACAAGAGCTCTTACTATATCTCTTGCTCTACTTCCATAACCACTGTAAGTATCTAGTGGGCAACTTACTACTATATAAGGTTTACTCATAACTAATATATAAATTTATGTTTTATTGTTTTTGGTTCTAATTTTTCTACTTTTTGAAAAGTAAAATTACGTCTAGGAGTAAAATTTTCTATAGTTTGATCCATATATTTAATTACATTTTTACTCATATTTTTAGCAGTACATCCTGATTCTTCTGAAGTGACCCATTCACGACCAGCTAATCCTCTTTCTGTTCTTTCTTCTTTAGACATATCATAAACCACTTTTATTTTCTCAGCTAAATCTCTAAAATCTAATCTATCATCAAAAATATAAGGTGTTTTTGGTGAACCAACTATACTCATGTTTGATGGAAATACTGGAACAGCCCATTTACCATGTTTTTTGTAGGTTCCAAAATGGTTAGAACAGAAATTTTTATCAAATTTAATCCAATCTCCATTTTCATCTTCAAATCTCATTTGATCCTGCATACCACCTGTTGTATTTGCTAAAATCATAGTTCCAGCCATCATAGATTCAGTTAATGCTAATCCCCATCCTTCATTTGAAGAAGGTAAAATAGTAACATCAGCCATATTATATAATACATTCATTGATTCTGGGGTTATTCTGCCATCAGAAAATAATATATTTGGATCTTCACCAAATAATAGATCTCTAACAGCATATAAATCCGTACCATTATCATCTACAGGAGCTGTGTGTAATATTAATGCAACTTTATCTTGTTTTGCTTTTGGTAAACCATCTTTAAATACTTTCCAAGCAGCAAATAAATCAGATATACATTTTCTTCTAATATTTCTAGAGTTAAAGAAAGCAACCATATCATACTCTTTATTACCTAATAAACGAGTTCTAGTTTCATTTAATTCTTTAATATGTTTATCATCTTTAGTTATAGGTCTAAATACTTCCTCATCAATACCATGGGGCACATAAGCAATAATTTTATCTTTTGCTTTTTCACCTAATACTAATCTATTAATATTTTCAGTTTGTTTAGAAATAGCCAATAATGTATCACAAGAATCATAATATGATTCATTATATAAAGGAGCAGGTAAATCGTCCCAAATATTTAAATAAACCATTGGTATTTTAGATCTAATTTCATTTTCCATTCTAAATAACCATTCCCAATATCTAGGATCAGTAAAAAAGAATAATGCATCTGGTTTTTCAACTTCCATTATAGCTCTAATAATCTCTGGAGACCCATATCCATTTTGAGGATATAAAGTAACTTTAGCATCTGGGATGTTAGTTCTATTTGAAGTATCTTGACTTAGATCAATTTTTTTCCCTTGTTCAGGGTGATTTATAGCAGCTCCAACATTAACCCAATTATACTTGTGAGCAGTACCTAGTACTATTTCACGAGCCATTGTTGCTATTCCGGAATGCATTCTAATGTCATCACAAAGGAATAATATTGTTTTTCTCTTTGTATAGGGTAAATAACCTTCTTTCATTAATAACTTTTATTTGTTTAACTGTAAATTTGTTTGATTGTGAATTGCTTTTTTAAATTCTTCATCTGTTAAATAGAGATAAATTGCTCTATCAGATAATTTTTGAAATGAAAATTTTGTTTTAACACATTCAATTTTAAATTCTTCGAATAAGTTTCTATGAACTTTTACACTTGTTAATTGTAACTCACTTTTATTCATAATCTTTTTTATTTGGATATAAATATATATGAATTATCTTTTTTATTACTCTAATATAAAAAACTTTTCATCAGGAGCCAAACCTGCTCCACATAATTCTCTATTTTTTCCAAAATTACACCAATCACATGGTTTTCCTACATTTTTTTCAAACTCTTTATCTATAGGATTCCCTTCGGGAGTATAGCATTCTTTTATAAAAGATACAAAATCTTCATTAGCATCTTTTAATCGTTTTCTATTATCAACTGGTCTGAAATTTTGTACCCTATATGCTTGATGGGGAGACATTAAATTTTCATCATCGAAATCTAATACTTTTCTTTTTACAATATAAAATTCTACATTGATTTTATCTTTAGGTACTTTAAATAGTTCTGAGTAATAATTCTTATAAAGATATAATTGTTGGTGTTTAGTAGTATCTCCCTTTTCCCATTTAGACCAACCTTTAGTAGAAGTTTTTATATCAAAAATGGTATATGTTTCACTTATTTTATTATAGATAACTAGATCTATATAACCCATATACTTTATGTTAGGGCGTTCTTTAATAGGTTGTAATACAAGGGGAACTTCTATTCCCTTTAATTTATGTTTACGTTTAGAAAAATAACTTCTTCTACCTCTTTTATGTTTTTTAAACCAATCTATAATAGAAATACCATCTTGGTAAAATTCCATCATATCTTCTTGGGTAGCAAAATGACCATGTTTTTTCTTATACTTAAGATATTCTTTGCTCATACTATCTTTAAAGTATTGATGTAAATTTAATTCATCAGCATTTTTGGCTGATGTATCAAACATGGTTTGTAGATAATGTTGTAATGCCTCATGCATTGCTGTACCAAATACAAAATGCATATTAGGTTTATCATCTTTATAACCTTTCACATATTGTAAGTACCACTTGTGAGGACAAGATTTGTACATAGAGTACTGTGAAAAAGATACAACTTTATCTTTTGAATAATCTATTTCCATTTACCTTTTCCAAGCAATATACCTATTATTCCATAGTTAGCTATATCAATAAATGTGTCTTCTAGAGATTCATCTTCAACATAACTTTTACCATTTTTAAGTAAATTTTTTAAACGATTTATTTTATCGTTTAATCTAATTTGGATACCCTGAAGTGCATATTTTTGATCTTCATGAGATTCTAAATTTCCCCCTAATGCTATATTTCCTAGACCATAATCCATCATTTTTTTAGAAAATAGATTATAAAGTTCTTTTTGGGTTTTAGTAAACTCTTCTTCAATTATAGGAAAAGTTTCTTTAAATTTAGCAGATGCTATAGCATCATTTGCTTTTTCTTCATGGTCTATTTTAACATCAGGAGATGTGCTATCCATTGTGTAATACTTTGATAATGAATCACTCATTTATTGATCCTTTAGAAGGTGGAAAATACTTTTCTAAAATTACGATTTTATCGTTGGCATCAACAAGCATTATTAGTGCTTCATTAGCATTTTTATAAAAATCTTCTGTTGAGTGGTCTCCTATTCCTGCTGGGTGTTCTGATAAAAGATTAAGGGTTAATAATGCTTTTTCTTTTTCAGATACAGCTTGAGACATTAACATATTGTAAAGTTCAGCTTTCATTTTAATAATTTTTTTATTTGTTTATCATTTATATTCAAATTTTGGAGTAATGATATTTTAAAATCATTACCCAACAAATCATAACTATCTATTATTTCACGTTTACTTAATTTTAGATGTTCTGATAGAAGGTTGATTAAATCCTCATTTAGTGATGTTTTTTTAGCTTTTATATATCTAAAAAACGTTTTTCTTTTAGGAATTAATTTACAGTAATAATTGTAAAGAGATTTTTTTGGTAATGTATACTTTTGAATAAGATTGACTATATCAATGTAATTAGGCTTCATACTAATAAAACGATTTATCATATATGGATTAAAAGCGTCCTGATCCTCTTTAGAGAAAGAAGACCAATCACTTTTATTATAACTAATTTCATTAAGCCAATCAAATATATTCATTATAGCGTCTTTGGAGGGCTATATTCGTATTCTTCTCTTAACTCTTTTGGAATTGTATCTTGTAAAATTTCATTAGTTTCAGGATCATAAAAAATAGGAATAGGTATAAGACCGTCTTCACTTGTTCCAGTAACAAATTTTGAAATTCTACGTAAAATAACTCCAGATTGCCATATTTTTCCTCCACTTGGAAGATCTACAGCAGTTGTTTTAGTTAAATCTAAGTTAACTTGTGGTTGTTGATTTTGCATTAAAATGGTTTTAATAAATTAGCGACACATCCCATAAAATTTATTTCTTTATCCGGAGCCATTACGGATTGATATTGGGCTTCAGCTATAATAACTGTACCTAATACAGGGTTATGAAATGAATCTAAGTTTTGGTATAAGGCTCTATATAATTCACTATAATCTCTAATATTTGAATCAGCAACTAACTGTCTTATTTGAGTAAATGCTTTATCATCATTAGATTTAATTAGATCAATAACTTGATCTGTATATTGTTTTTGATTAACAATTTCTTTATTTAATTGCAAAAATGTACCTGCTTGATCATATACAATACAAGATTGTAATAAATTTAATGTTTTCCTAATGTCAGGATAAGTTTTATTTACAATTTCTACTATATCAGCAGGAACATTATTACATGTTTCTTGATGTAATATTTCTTTACAACGTTTAGCTACCTCTGATTTAGATGGAGGTAATATTTCAAATACTGAGGTCCTAGATTGTATAGGATCAATGATTCTTTCAATATAATTACAAGTAAATATAAATCTCGTTGTTTTTGAGAACGTTTCAATAACGTTACGTAAAGCTGCTTGCGCGTTTATAGTTAAAAAATCAGCTTCATCCATTATAACCACTTTAAGTGTGCGGAATGTCGCAGCAGAAGCAAATGATTTTACTTTTTCTCTAATTGTTTCTATACCATTTTCATCTGAACAATTAATATATAAATCATCAACATCTAAATTAGAAGCAATTAATTTAGCAGCAGTTGTTTTACCTGTACCAGCAGGCCCATATAATAAAATATGGGGAATATCTTGTTGTTTAATCCAAGTATTTAAACTTGATTTGAATACTTCGTTTCCTATGTATTCCTTAGGATCTGTTGGGCGAAATCGCTCTGTAAATAAAGTGTGTTCTTTAATCATATAACCATTAATATAATAAAATAAAATAGGGGAGACACGCTCCCCTATGATAAGTTTTTATAGATTCTCGTATTCTTTAATGAATTCGATCCACCATAATATAAATTTAGATTCCTTTGCTGCATTCCACGCTGCTGTCATTTCAGTAACTAATGTTCTAAAATTAATTACATTTGTGTCAGTAGAATTATCATAAAATGTAGTTGCTGACGCAGTCATTGATACAGTACCTGTTTTAATTGCATTATTAAAAATCCAATTTGATTCGGCTGTTATCAATCCCTTTAACGTAGCAGGGGTAACACTTGCAGAGGTTAATCCTATAGATACAGAATCAATTGCAGTATTCAGTTTTGCATCTGAAATAGTTGCTGCAACCATAGTATCTAATTTATCCCTAACAGATTTAAAATCTTGTAAAATCAAAACATCTGCTAAAGCAGCATCTATTGATGCTTGTAAAGTAGTTGCTGAAGTTGTTAAACTAGCAACTTGAGATGTTAAAGTTGTGATTTGAGAATTTAAGTCTGTCGTTGATGATGCATTAGTTGAAATAGTAGTATTTAAAGTTACTATTTGTGCATCCAACGTTGTAATCTGAGTATTCAGACTGTCTATTGACGTTGTCAATGTTGAGATTTCTGCTAACTGATCATCATTAGTAACTCCTAATGCTGTAGCGGCAGTGTTTAAATCATCAATTTGTGTTGTTAATGAAGTAGTTTGAGATAACAACTCGTTTTTTGAAATTGTAAGTGCATTTATCTGTTCTTGATATTGACTTCTAATTTCGCCTACTTCTTCAGGTGAGAACCAATCTTGTTTCTCACAACTTACACTCATTCCAATGAGCATAAGTGAAACTAATAATAGTTTTTTCATAATAATTACTTTTTTAAAAGTAGTAAAGGACAGGGGAATCGAACCCCTATCCTTTTCTGTAAATAAATACTAAATTATTTGCTTTCCGCAACCGAAGCTTTACGATAATCTGTAACTAGCTTTTTTATTGATCCAATTGCTTTTCTAGCTCTTTGCTGAGAAGCTTTGGTTGTTCCACTGTTTTCCATTCTAAAAGTTTCATACAATGAATCAATTTGTTCAAAAATTTCTTGTTTTGTCATTTTAATTAATTTTAAATTTACATCATTCCCGCCATCGGGTTTGGTGTTTCTTCTTTATCCTCTCTTTTTTCATATATAACTGATTCAGTAGTGAGGATAGTTCCAGCTATTGAAGCAGCATTTTCTAAAGCAATACGTGTAACTTTTTTAGGATCAATTATACCTAAACTTTTAAAGTCTACTATAGCTAAATCTTTATAATCTAACCCTTTCCACGTATTATTTTTAGCATTTAACAAATTATAGGATGCAAATCTTACATTATTTTCTTCGTGCCCTGCATTTGTTAAGATTTTAACAAAAGGTTCTTGAATTGCTTGTTCAACAATATTTTTACCTATCATTATATCTGGGTTCTTAGATAAAAATGATTTAAGTCTTTTAGAAGCTTGTAACAAAGCAACTCCACCTCCAGCTATAATACCTTCGTCTAGAGCAGCTTTAGTAGCAAATAAAGCATCTTCAACTCTATCTTTTTTCTCTTTAATTTCTATTTCTGAATTACCACCTACATTAATAATAGCTACTCCACCAACTAATTTACCTAGTCTGTCTTGTAGTTTTTCTTTTTCAAATGCAGATGAAGCTTTATCTAATTGAATTTTAATTTCTTCAGCTTTTTGAGAAATAGCTTCTTCAGAACCTTTACCATCTACTACTGTAGTTTTTTCTTTAGAAACATTTACAGTTCTGGCTTTTCCTAGTAATTCATTAAATTGTAAAAGTTGTAATTTTTCTAATTTATGTCCTTTATCTTTAGAAATTACTTGCCCACCTGTTACTGTTGCTAAATCTTCTAAAGCCATTGTTCTTCTATCACCAAAATCAGGTGCTTTAACGGCAACAACATCAATAGTACCTCTCATTTTATTAACAATTAAGGTAGCTAATGCTTCCCCGTCAATATCTTCGGCAACTATTAATAGTGATTTTGATTCACCACTTACTTTATTTAAAACATTAAGTAATTCAGATGCTTGTGTTATACGTCCATCATATATTAAAATATAAGGATCATTTAATACAGCTGACATTGTATCGTTATCAGTAACAAAATAAGGTGATTTATAACCTCTATCAAATTGCATACCTTCAACTACTTCTAATGAAGTATCACCAGATTTAGATTCTTCTATAGCTACAACTCCATCTCTACCTACTTTATCTAAAGCAGTAGAAATTAAATTACCTATTTCTGTATCATTATTACCTGATATTGTTGCAACTTCTTTAATTTGTGCATCATCTGTAATTTCAGTTGATTTATCTTTTAATTCTTCTACAACAGCAGCAACTGCTTGATCAATACCTTTTTTAATATCTACAGGATTAGAACCATCATTAATAGTTTTAATACCTTCCTCTAACATAGTAGCAGCTAGTAAAGTAGATGTTGTTGTTCCATCCCCTACTTCATTAGCAGATTTAATAGATACTTTTTTAGCTAATTCAGCTCCTATTGATTCGGTTTGATCTTCTAATTCATTAAAGGCTCTGGCTACAGTTACACCATCTTTAGTGACTTTAATTTCACCCATTTGGTCTTTGATTAATACTGTTCTACCAGCTGGCCCTAGTGTAGAAACCACACTATTATTTAACTTTTGAACTCCCTCTAAAAGTTTGTTTTTTAATTCCTTTCCAAAACTTGTTTCTGTCATGTTATTCTTCTAAAATTGATAAAATTGAACTTTGAGCTGTGATGTAATATTCTTCTCCATCTACAGTAACTGTTTGAGCCCCCATTTTTGGAATTAAAACTTTCATACCTTCTTTTAAGGTATTAGGTACATACTCACCTGTATTAAAATTATAAACTGAAGAAATAGCTACTATTTCTCCCATTTCTGGTTTTTCTTTTCCCATATCAGGGATAATAATATTACCTGACATCATTTCCTGTTCTTCTACAGGACGTAGTATAACATTACCATTTACTGGTTTTAATTTACTCATTTTAAAATTGCATTTTTTAGATTAATATGTGTTTGTTTAAATTCTTCAGCATATTCTGTTAATTTAAATGTTTTTTCTTTTAACATTTGGTATTTTGCTATTGCTAATATAGCGTCAGGTAGTGCCGTATGAAAACCAAGTGTTTTATTTTTTTCAGTATCAACTACGTTAAAACTATACTCATCAATAGCGATTTTAAACTTACCTAGTAAAGGATCTTCTATAAATGTTGATTTACCTGATCCTTTTGGTCTGCCTTTAAAGTTGGGATTTGCCATATAATTTATATTTTTTATTACGGTACAATATACGAAAGATTTGTTAAAAAACCAAGCTCTAGGGCGAACTTCTTTATTTAATTTTCAGGGTTTTTGTT